AATCCTAATGAACATACTGGTTTTTCTGCTGCTTGATATCTTTTCTCCATATGAGTTAAACCAACATTGTATTTATTATTGATTGTTGTTAACTCATTTATTATTTCACTATTTTGTCTCAAGATTGCAATGAAATTTTCATCACTATAAAAGTTTTGATTCTCATTCATCTCCATAAACTGAACAATATAATCTATAATATATTCTGAAGACTTCTTTAGAAACATTGAACACGTGTTCCACTCTGGTGTATACACATATGTACACCCACCTATCTGGCCTTTAAATTCAGGAAACTCTATTTTATTTATTTGCCAAGAATCTTGGTCGTGAAACCAAAAGTCATCATCAATATAACCCATTTGCATTAACTCTAGCATACCATACCATTTATTGTTAAATATATTTGTTTCGCATATATTCTCAAGTTGTATGTTACTTACACCATTATGTTCAAAACTAAAGTTAGTACCTATAATGATATCTTTTCTATCCCAACCTAATCTCAAACTATTATCAACTTGTGCTCTGAAGTAGTTAAATAACAATTCGTCATCATATCTTTTTTTATCAGATACTATATTATACACATATACATTCTTCATACTACTGACCTTTTCTTACTAATAAGTCTTTACTAAAATTATCAATATAAAACATATTCTGTTGTTCTTGTTTTTGTATTGTTTTTGGGTGGTATAAACTTAACTCTTCATATGGTGGCAAGTGTGAATATGTTTTACAACCTGTTATTACTTCGTGTAGTGGTCGAGTCCATCTAATACTTTTATCTCTACGAAATACTCTAGCTTGATAATCAGGATAGTTTACCCAACCGTTTTCTGTAACTCTCCAACCCCATTTTTGAATATGTTCTTGAGTCATACCTTCAACTGTATTTACACGTGGTATCCAAATTAAATCAACACCATCATTCATTTCTATTATTTGTTTTAGTTGTTCTAACAATGTTTCATTTGGGTATTCATCAGCATCTATGTGAAAGATGTAATCACCACTTGATTTTTCTATAACTGAATTTTTATGAGCTGCAAAATTACCATCGAGTTTTCTGTTATATACTATGATGTCTTTTATTTTATCTACATCATCACTTGCATATTGTTGAACCCAACTCGTTATAACTTTATCTACTTCTTTATCATCACCGTCAACACATATAACTATCTCATCTTCTACATCTGTTTTGTGTATGAGAATTCCCAATAACTTATTTAATTCATCGGCTTCGTTGTGAACTGTAATACCATAACTAATTTTCAACTAATACCTCTACTAATGGTTTTGGTAATTTTATTGGTTCTAAAAATACTCCAGATTTTTTAGCTTCTTTATAATCGTATGTTCTATACACAGCGTGTTTATTTATATATTGTTTTATTTTATTATAAGCGGCTCGTCTAACACCACGTGGACCTGTTCCTTGTATTTCTATTCTATAGATTTCATCATCACCACTAACAACTTGTATATTACCTACTCGTTCTAATAACTGTACTAACATAGGTTTAGCCTTAATTGTTGGAACATTTCCTAGAGCTTCTAACTTTAATCCAACTAAATGAAAAGTTTTTGTTTTATCTTTTCGTGTATATGGTATTCGAGGATTTAAAACAAGTAAAGTGGTTAATGTACTGGTTGGTTTTTTACCTTTATATCTAAATGATATAATATCTCCAGCAGTTACCTTACCCCAAGTATATACTTGTTTAGGCATTATAGACTAAGGTCTTTCGTTAATCCCATTTTCTTACAAGCTTGCATGAAACCAGTTTTTTGTCCAAATGTTTCTGCTCCTTCAAGGTCAAGTTTCTTATCGTGACCGTCATACTGTGAACGTTCTTCTACAGGAACATCAATGACTTTAGCGTATTTCCAAAACCACAATTCTTGTTTACCTTCAGGATATATCATTCCCTTTTCTCCCATATTAATTACAGACGGAAACCATATAATATTTCGTTCTTTATCTAACATCTGTAAACTTTGTACTAACTTTGGTGATTTTTTTAAATTATCAATTAATGCTAAACTACCTTGTTCATAATGAGTAGAACTCATATACCCACAACTAAAACACAAATAAGAATTAAATCCGTCTTGTATATCTTCAAAACACTGGTCAACGTTATGACATATTGGACAATCTATTACTCGTTCCATTTTTAAAATCCGTATTTATTTGATATATACTTGAAAAAAAGAACACTACATACTAAAAGTCCGTAAAATGATATCATAAACACAATACCTATTAATACTTCCCACCAATCAACTCTTTTATTATTATTTATATCTGGTGTTGGAAATAGTACTTCACACCAATCTAACTTTTTATTATTATTTCTATCTAAAAGTTTTAACAATTTTTTATACATAATTTAAACCTTCTTTAGTTTAGGTAATTTTAACTTAGGTGGAGGTCCACTTGAAGCATTTACTTTTTTAAGTTTAGGTAATTTAAGTTCAACTTCTTCTGGAAATTCAGGTACATATTTGTCTAATATTTTACCTAACTTTTGTGTCATTGCATCTAATGAAAACTTAGACTTATTTGCTATTCCTAGTTTTTTAGCATTAAGTGTATACTTTTTGTAACTCTTATGTACATCTTTCATTACAGCTGAAGCTTCTTGGTAATTTACAGTAAACCATTGTGAACCTTCTACATACATATTATCAGGAAATGAATCCTTTGGTACATTTTCTAAACCACCTCCAAGTAACACAGCAGAACTTTTAGGTAGAAAATCAATATGACCACTCCAATTTGAAGCTATGACTGGTTTTTGTGAAATCGTAGATTCAAGTAAAGGTCTACCAAATCCCTCACCATGTGTAATATTTACGTGAGCTTTTACTTTAGGATGATTATATAATTCATTCATCTCATCGTCAGTAAAGTCACCGTGTAGTAAATAAATATTTGGTAAGTCTCCTTTTATAGTATCCTTTAGTTGTTTTATTCGGTCTAACATATCTTCTCTATCTAATATTGAAAATGTAGCTCCACTTGACTTCATTATAAGACCAGGTGCATTTTTCATATTCTTAAATGTTTCAAGAAATACTTTTACTAACATACCAGTATCTTTTCTGTCGTGACCTAATTTACCTTGTAACCAATGACCTACAAATAAAAAATTAAAGTTTTCTTTAACTTGTTTTATTTCATCTACCAACTCTTTAGAAAATTCGTTTGTCTTTTTAAATATATTAGTATCAACACCTTCAAATAAAACTTCTATTGGTTTCTCTATTTTTAATTGTCCTTGTACTTGTTTAGTCTTGTCATCTTGAACATCAAATGCTATACTTGTCATCATATCTTTTACAAAATTAGATGGTACTATATTCATATCCATTTTATTCATACCCTGGAGCCATTCAGGTGGACATGCTGTTTTTTCTAACCCAGCTGTAATACCAATATTAAACTTTCCTGAGGGTTGAAATTCATTTGGAATAACTATATGCATGTGAATCTCAGGTTGTTTAGGTAATTCTGGAGTTTGTAACATCCTATCAATAATCATTTTATCATTTGGGTCATCACTTTGTAATGCGTTCATTGAACAATTACCCCAACGAACACTCCAAACCTTTATATCATATCTATCTAATTTAATTAGTGCTCTAATTATATCTCTACTATGTGCTCCGTACCCACTTCTTGTTGCAACTGGTGCAGTAACTAAACATACTGGTTTACTCATTATAACTCCTACGCTTTATAAATACTATAACGTTTTCTTGGTTTCCATTTATCAAATGCTGTATTCATATGGTCTATAAAATTCTGACACATATGTTCACTTGACAGCATTGAATCCTCACTTAAAACAAACTCACGACCTTTCGTACCACATTCTACTCTATCTTCAGATGACATATCATACCACTCTTTCATTATATCAGCAACATCATCAAATCTACATCTATCGTCAAATATATATGGTGTTGGTATTGAACCTACCATAGCTCGATTTGAAGGCCATACTGGTTTTACCCACTCACCCCAAGTCAAATCAGGGTTATTAGCCCACTTTCTATCATCGTGTAGTGATTTTATTTCAGAATAATCATTTGCAGTTAAAAATCCCTCTGTAAATCCTGTAGTATCAAAATTATATTTTTTTAATTTAAATCCACATTGGTCTTGTAACCCACCTGTAATATTAACTGTAATAGGTGTTCCAGCCATTAACGATTCACACGTACCTAAACCAAAACCTTCATTTGATGCTATGTTAAATGTTACGTCTGCAATATTATATAACCAATTTAACTGATGTGTTTCTAATTTTTTATCACTAAAATATACTTTATAATCAGGACATATAGCTTTAACAACATTAGGTAAATGTGTACCATTTTCATCAACTGGTTGTGTATGCATTAGTAAACAACATTTGTCCGCTTCTTCTTTAGATAACGTATCACAAAACAGCTTAAATGCTAATATAAGGTCACCTGGATTTTTTCTTCGGATATTTCTATTGTTATAAAACATCACAAATTCAATATCATCATCTGTAAGTTGTTGTTTCATAGATTCAACTTGTTTATATTCATCATCAAATACTGAAATAGGATAAAATTTATCACTAACTCCGTGGGGTAAATAAGTACAATCCCAATCTGTTCTTGGTTTATGTTTTGCAACGTCTTTTACAATAGCTACTGTCTGTTTTGATATATTCATAATCAAATCAGAACACTCGTAGAAATTCTCATTGTATTGTGGAGCTGGCCAGTCATCCCAAATATTATAATAGAAGATAGGCATCTCCTGCCTAATTTCGTGTTCCATTTCATACAACCAACCCCAAAATCTTGGGTCTGTATAGTGTAGAATAGCATCAGGTTTTTCGTGAGTCATAATACTTCTAAGTAACTCAGCATTACCATACCCATTAACAGGATATATTGTTAGTTTAGCATCTTTTACATCTGTTTCTTTTTGAACAGACTCATCCATATTAACAGCTTTACCTTCTTCAGGATGTTTAATCGCACCACCAATTTGAACCCAATCGTAATGTTGAACTGTACCGAGTACAAATTCTTTTGACATTGTACCAATACCAGATGACATTCTTAAATCATCTGATAATAATAAAATCTTTTTCTTAGACATATAACCTCTAATCGTTTAATAGTTTTTTATCATCTATCGACACATCAAAATAATCTAACATTTCTAACTTGTCGTGATAACCTGACATCTTCTCTAACTCTGCCTCAATTGTTTCCATAATATCAGGATGGTCTCCTACACCAACTGTATTATTCAACATATTTTCAACATTTATACGATGCTTCTCTACTTGAGCCTTGAAATGTAATTTACTTGCTTTTAATAAATCATCTCTTAAATTCATAATCTACTCCCACTTTGTTTTAAATTCTGCCAATTTTTTATCTGATTGTTAAACTTTTTATCTAATAGATATAAATCCATTGAACGGTTAACTAATTTTTGTAACGTAAACTCATCATCTAAGTTACTACTTTTAAATTTTCTATAAAGTTCTTTTAAAACCTTAACTGACGTTAATTTGTAATCCATATAAAACCTCTAATAATATATACATATATAAATATATATTAGTTCAGTATTTTAGTCAATTTTTTTTCCTTAATTGCGTACTCAATTGTACTCATTGTACCTCTTGACTCAACACCATCTGGAATAAATGCTATGACTATATTACTATATTCTGCTATTTGTTTGTTTCTTTTGAAATAATTAGAAACATAATATGGTTTACTGTATTTAGTAGCTGGTAATTTACAATGCATATTCCAACTATAATGTGATGGTGGAAATTCTACATAACTCATATCAAACTCTAATGCAAACTTTTTAGCAAATCCATCGGCACCGTCTTTTTGACCACCACTAACTATTTCTACTTCATCTCCATACTTTTCTTTTATTTCAAATATTAAATCTTTTATTTTTTTCTTATTAGTATAATCTCTACTACCAACTATACCTATTTTAATCTTCGTAGTCATTTCTCTTTTGTTTTTTAAATGATTTTTCTGAGGTGGTGAATTTTGCTACGTTATAAAAATCTTGTAAACCATGTAATATATGTTCTTTATTAATATACCCAAATTCAAATCTTTTCCTAGAACTATAAGGTAATCCTTTTGGATTTATATCAAACCATATAAACTCATTCGGTTTAATATGAGAACCTTGCTTAACAACAGTTTTAAAAGATAATTTATCTTCCCATCTTATCAAAAATTCTTTTAAATCTTTATTTGTTACTTCACCCTCATCAAACCATAAATGTAACATAACTGCTATATGTAAGTCTTTATGAATACTATTAATCTTTTCCATAATTTTTAATTCTATTTCAGTATTAATAAAATCAGTTAATTTTAATCTTAGACTTAATTTGTTTTTCATTATTTAACTCCTACATCACAATGTTCTGTTTGATTAAACACACAATACCTACAGTTCTTTTTAGAGGGTTGTTTAATATAATTATGTTCTAAATTATATTCTCCATCGATAAAAGATTCTTCAATAAAGTGATTTAAGTTATTCATTAATTTATTTATACTCGGTTTACCACTAGCAGGTTGAAATGTCTGAACTCTACGTTGTGGAAAATCTACCTTTTCATATAGTTTACGTTTTACAATAAAGTATTCTACATCAATTTTATCTACTGGAATATCGTGTTGAGCACCATAAAAATGTTTATATAATAATAGTTGGTCTGTCTTTGTCTTGTCAGCTTTCATCCACTTATTCCAACCCATCGTGGAAGTCTTGATATCTATAATTTTATATCTATCTCTTACAGTATCGTGTAGAACTATATCTATATAACCAATAAACTTAATCTTATTTGGTAAGTCATAATCAACAGGAACTTCTATACCAACTAACTCATAACCCTTCTTACTGAAATACATATTACGCTTCTTTTTAAACCACTCTAATATCAGTAATCCGTGATTGTAAAATTCTTCCATATCAGATTGTTCACAAAATACTTCACCACCATTCTTTTCCATAATAGTATTGTAATTCTTTTTCATTCTATGTAACAGCATTTCGTCTAAAGGAAGAGCATCAGCCATTTTAATAGTATCATTATACATTACAGTAAGATACGTCTGAAGAACTTCGTGCATTGAAGTTCCGAACAATGTATGAATACTATCTGTCCAAACACTTAGCTTATCAATGTAATTAAGTTTCCACTTATATGGACACGTAACCCATTGATTATACTGACTATAACTTATTCTATTCATTTTCCCCACTTACCATTCTTTACAATGGTAGCCATTATACCATAATTAGATATATCTAAATATGCATCTTCTAATGGTTCATCTACGGCTGATTCTCTATCACCCATCAATAAGGTTTTTAATCTCTGACATTTGTCATTAATCCTGAACCACAAGCCAGTAAGTGATAGCTTCACTTCTTCTGGTGTTTGTAATTGTGTTCCAACACTAATATTGCCAGGACCATAGTCGTGTTGTTTATGTAAGAACAATTCGTATTGTTCTCGTTGTATCTTCTTGAACTCTTCTGTCATCTCTGGCCATTCTTCTTCCATCATTTCTATAATTGACCGTTCATTCTTAGGTACAGAAGCGTTCTTAGAGTCTTTTATAACTTTCATTTATATTCCTATTTACATAACTAAATATACGAATAAAATCGTATACAAGTCAAGCGTTTTATTCATTTCCTGCGGTGTATCCACCTATAGAACCAAGTACATTTAGACCTGCAGATGCTATCTTTTTAGGTTCAACTCCCCATTTCTGACAAAGTTCTCCTAACTCTAACATACCACCTTCAGTTAGCATATATAGTTCAACCATATCATATGCTTCTTTTTTACTTACTTCTTCGTGTAGTGCAACTATGTTGATTAACCAATTTGGATGTGCCATTTGATTTCTCCCTTTTGTATATTTTAACCATTGTTTTTTCTTTGGTAAAACATTTGTGTATAATTTGTATAATTCTTTTGGTTTCAGGTTATACTTTTGTAATTCATTTACTAATTCAACCCAATCCATATTCATAGATAGGAATCTATGAGTCATATAATTAGACCAAGACTTTTTATCTTCGTCTGATATCTCTTCCCAATACTTAGGGTTTTGAACCGCTGTTATCTGTTTGATGTGGTCGAATAGATTCTTCCTTTTTACCAAAGATTTTTTCGTATTTTTTTTCCCACTCTTCATAACTTATACCAACTCTCGGTGAATCCCCTTTTCCAGCGGAGGATTTGTTAGTGAATATTGTTTTTCTTTTTTCACTCATATGTCCAAACTTGGAAAATTATCTGACTTTGTTTCTTCTTCCAAACCAGCACCCTCTAACATTCCCTCAGCTACTTTACCACAATTTCCACAACTATATACTTGAACAGGAATTAAAGCTTCTTGACCATTTGGTGAAACTATTGCGGATAGTTTTTTTAATATAAATGATGTTATAAATAAATAGTTATTACAATCATTACATTTAATAGTATCTGCTTGTTTCAAGTCAACTTGTACTTGTTTTTCTCTTTTTGGTATTCTCCCTTTTGGATGCATACTCATTTGATAACTCCTAATAATTCTATTAACATAGCCATAACGTTGATTTCTTTATCCACTACTTGTGAATCACTTAATTCATATCTAGCAATAATTAAAATACATTCTGCTACGTGACCTTTACCATATGAATCTACTTCATCATATAATAAACGAAACAAGTCAGCATAATCTGTAATCTTATTGTCTGCCAATAATTGTCTGATTTCATTAAATGCATTCTTTTTATTCTGTGTTTCTAAAATTTTAAGTAATTTAAGTTTGTAATCATTTTGAATGATACTTGATGTATCTAATTTAAGTTTACCCTTAACTACGTTTCTTTGAGCAGAGTTTATAACCCTACGAATATCAGGGTATCCACTCTCTACTAATACTTTAATATCTTCAGGTTTACTAATCACGTTCTCTTGTACTAAAATATTATGAAGATGTTTTGCAACTTCAACTTTAGACGGTGGAATTATCTGAAAACTTTGACACCGAGATTGTATTGGGTCAATAATTCGTTCTACATAATTACAAGTCAAGATAAACCTACAATGTTTACTGAATGTTTCCATAAGATTACGAAGAGCCGCTTGAGCATTTGGTGTAATATAATCACACTCATCAAGTATAATAACTTTCATATCTTTGAAACCGATAGTAGAAGCAAAGTTCTTAACTTTAGTTCTAACTGTATCTACATTGTTTTCATCACTTGCATTTATGTACAAATAGTCACATTCTATATTTTTTACAAGAATCTTAGCGAGAGTGGTTTTACCTGTACCAGCTTTACCGTATAGTAAGAGGTGTGGTAAATCTCCACTCTCAAGATATATTGATACTTTCTCAAGTAAGTGTTCGTTACCGATATATGTATCTACATTTGAAGGTCTATATTTTTCAACCCATAAAGTATTTGACATCAATCAACTTCACTAGCCGCAACTAACCAATATGTAGAAGTAAAATCATCTATTTTAAAACTAATCTTAGCTAATCCTTCACTCGATACTTGTAATGTTGCACTTTCACAATCTTTATTTGCAATAAGTACTTCTTTAAATAAGTTCGCGTTGAATGAAATATTATCTATATTTTCAAACGTTGAAGTAGTGACTGGAATTGTAACTCTGTTCGTATTAACTGCAGAGTAACCAATAACTAACTTTGTCTTACCACTTGTCTCATCTGTAATTACTGTGAATGTATCAGTTTCACTTAACGCTGACTTACCAGATATAAATTTACTGATAAACTGTGGTGTGACATCTAATGCTAATTCAAATTCAGGAATTACTTTCATCTGAGGTGGTTCGTTAATGATAGATGTATCACTTAACATATAAGTGATTACTGAATATGCGTCATTTAACCCAATTGAAAAAGCAGTATCACCTGTTTTATTTATTGAAAGTTCAATATTGTCATCTAAAACTGATATCAATTTCAATAATTGTTCAGTATCATAGACACCTATATCAGCGTCTTCATAGTCCCATTTATCCATATGTACTTCACCTAAGAGACTTTTATCTCCTGAAATAAATCGTGTACTTAATTGTTGATTGCTTGTTTTGCTGTTGAATACAGCAGAACCTACTGTGCCGTTCAAATAATACTTATTAATGAAACGGACCAGTTTTTGTTTACTTATCATAACATCTCCTGTTAATGTTTATAACCATATATATATATATATTAGTTTGTTTTCTCAAAATCAAAAAAATCTTTCTATAGTTTTAGAAGAATCGGTTGGTTCACTCCAATTCATACTTTCATATAACATCATTATCTTTTTATGTAAAGCTTGTTTATAAAGTTTGTCGTGATTTATATATTGTCGAATAAAATTTAATAACTCAATTGGGTCTTCATACCCTTTATAGGCTATTGTATTCAAACCCAATGGATTTTGTTTTAAATAAACCCATTTAATTTTTTCACCGTTTGCTATTGGAGAATATCTATTTGATATTTTCTTGTACTTTAAAAAATCATTATAAAATATTGATGACTTAACGTGAACAGGAGTTCCCAACTTATACGAGTTAAATATCTGACCGTCTCTTATGTGATATTTACTAATACCTTTAACACTTGTTGGTATAGCAATTTTATCAAATTCCATAAGTTTCATACTATTTTTAAAATTAACAATAAACTTATCTAAATTTGGTTGAGGTACATCCATTAAAATATCTTCTAATACTTTAGATAGCATTGTTCTCATAGCTGTAGGGAAACTTGAACGAACTGTATCTAATCCTTTTACCATCATCTTATCAACTTTCTTACCATTGTCGTTGATAATTTTTAATCCATATCTTTTCTTAGTTACGAATAGACCACTCTTTGCAATAACTTCTTGTTTAATATCAAATCTATGTTTATCTAAATTACAGAACTTCTTTGCAAAATAATTGTAACTCTGATTTAAATATGTTTGTACTTCATCTGCAATCTTTAAAATCGCTTTAGACATCTTATCTACGTTCTTAATATCTAACTCAGGAAATCTTTTCTCTACAAGAGGTGTAGCCGAATAGAATACCGAATCTGTATCAATGTAGATACAGTGGTCTTTCGTATCACCTAGTTCTTTATTATAAAACGAGTTTGCTATCTTCTTTGTAAACTTAATTAATGATTGACCTGTATATGTAACAGCTTCAGCATTATCTAAATCATAAAATCTAAATGTTGGTAAACCTAAAACTCCATATAAACTATTTAACAAAACTTTCTGTAGATATTGTCTTCTATCAAAGTATTCTGATTTAGCTATTTCACCCTCTTCATAAAATTTCTTTGATAGCTTACGATATTCAACTCGTTCATCAAACCATTTTCTTAATAACGCTGGTAATAATCCATTTTTATCTGAACGATACATCACACCGTTTGTTGCAACACCTAAATCTTCATTATCTAACATATTTTTCAACTCAGTTTCAGTATACTTACCTAAAACTTTAGTATTATGTGTTATCGAATATGTTTTTTTATTACCTTTTTTAAGAAACTCTTCAGGATTCCAACCTTCTATTTTACCTAATTTAGTCTCAGGAGATATGTTTAAAGACATTATACACGACGGATACATCGATGTTATATCTAAGTCATACACCCAATCGTGTTTTCCACGCTGTGGTTCCTGGACATATGCTCCTACAAATTTTTCTAATTTTGAATGGTCAAATTTTCTAGGTTTATTCGGAGCTACAATACTATTCTTTTTAAGGTATACTAAAATAGCACCTTCTAAATATCTCGATGACATAAATACATTCTCATATGGAACGTGTCCAAGATGAGCTAAACCACGTGCAATCCCAATAAAATCTAACTTATCATCAAGTTTCTTAATTAGTCTAACGTCTTGAATATTGTATTCAACAAACTTATTCAAATCATTTTCATATAACTCATTAAGAGTACCTTCATAAGCAACTTTCTTTTCACCTATTTCAAATTCACCTATTGCATCTAATCTATATGAAGGTTGTTCACTAAATGTAAATCTTTTATATAAACCTAAATAATCTAAAACACTAACACCAGCTATCTTATATCGTTTAACAAATTCACTCCATTGAACAATCCCAATGGGTGATAAAAAGTTTGCTATAGTCTGACCTACTATTTGTTGAGCTCTATTGTACAAGTATGTTATATCAAAAAATTCAACATTCCAACCTGTTAGTATAGTTGGTTGTATTTCTTTATATTTTATAAAAAATTGATGTAGTAAATCATATTCATTTGTAAATGATTCAACTATAACATCATCATCAAAATCATCATTTAGTTTACCATCTTCATCAAGTACATAACAATAATATTTATCAAGAAGACAATCATTAAAACCAATCGCTGTTATTTTGTTTTCAGCTTTATTTACATCTGGAAATCCATCAGTTACCTCAACCTCAATATCAAATATCATTGTACGATGACCTACTGATACATCATCTGAATCTGTATAGTTATCTACTAATACTCTGATTTCAGGATTGACATCTGATTCAAATAGTTCTGGTTGGTCTTTATCCCAATCTGTAACTCGTTTTAGTTTATCACCATATAATGATATATAAGTTCCTGCTTTGTTTTTAACATAAGCATATTTCTTATAACGGAATGTTTGATGACCAAATTTGTCATCCCAAACATTCATTGTATTTGATTTTCTATCGTAATAGATGGCCTGATACATTTATGTTATAAAACCTCGATTTTTGTTATAAGAATATACGAATAAAATCGCATACAAGTCAAGTACTTTTTATTTCTTCTCCAGGCATTTCACAGCTATCGTTGTTGCAGAATTTATCTATCTCGGCTTCCTCATTTTTAATAACACCAAATGAAAGTTTACTAAGTTTCTTAACTTGTTTATTATATTCTTGTTCATTAATTGATTCATAAGGCATTTGTTTGTAAGCACCATAGTCGTGTCTTGGTAATAATGATATACCTTTTAATCTGTATTGAAAATAATTTAAAACGTGTGGTAGTTCATCTGCTTCTGTTTCTGGATTGAATGTTGCAGTACAACTTACTTGATTGTCTGCCCAATGTCTCTGCATAAAGGCTGCTAAACTGAATTGTTCCCATATAGATAGTTCTGCTGCTGTTCTAATACCTTCTCCTACGTCCACTGGAACTTCAACTACCATAGTAGAATCTTCTGAACCAAACGCTGGTTCTAACTTATAACCTGCTTTTTTCAACGGTTCTACTAATTCAGATTGATTTGATAATCTTACTCTTCGAATATAGAAACGACTTTCGGGATAATGTAAACCTGGAGTAGCGCCAGCCAATAACGAAACTGTACCGCTTGGTTTAACTGAAGTAGTCTTGATAGATTTTGGTACAGCAAACCAATCACTATATTGTTTATCCCATTCTTGTATTGTATCATATCCAGTCTCCAACCAATTTTGTAATTCATTTAATCCACAATTTGTTATAAACTGAGCAACACCACTTACTGAACATCCAATCCGTCTATTTCTTAACATAACTCTGTTAGTATCTGACCAATGTGTTCTACCAAGTGTTACAGTTTTGGCGTACAGATAAGCATACTTTAATGTCCTCTGATAATCCTCTAATGAATCGTGATTGTTTGGAAACGTCTCTACTAAACAACATAACTCATATGATTCAAGTGATTGTTCAAGACAAGGATTACCACCAGCTACTCTATGGTCTTTATTATCACCACCATTTTTCATTCTTGAGTAGTGTCTCATATTTTCTAACCAAGCTAATCCGGGTTCTCCATTATTATTAATTCTTTTACATATATCAGTATAATCCATACCAAGTTCTGCAAATACTGAATTGTTTGATGTCCAACCAAATTGGTCTCTATGTGGATTTACTTTATAATTCTTTAAATCTAAGTATTCTTCGTTATCTGGTTCACCGAATACAATTTCTGCTGTTCGTCTGACATTACCTGCTACAACACATTTACCAATCAGATTCATTATATCTACAATTGTTGTTATTGTTATTGGATTTCCTGAATTGTTTTCTAATACATTTCTAATGTCTTCGTGGACTTCTTTTAGAGGTTCAGGTCCTGAACTTACACCACCGAAACCTTTAATCGGTTCTCCTTCAAGTCTTATTTGATTATAATCAAACTCTACGTGAGCAGTTCCGAGAAAGTAACTCTCTAATAATAAACGAAGTGATTCAACCCAACCTTCACGAGTATCAGGTATCATATAAATTTCTTCGTTTCTATCTCTATTTACACCCTTTACTATAATCTCTCCAGCACCTTTGGTATCGAATCCTACTCCTACACCTAACATTGATGCATCCATTAGAAAACAGAATGGTTTAGCATAATCTTCTTTTAGTGTTTTTGTTGATACGAATGCACAATTATTTAGAGCTGCATATAATTTCTTTTCTTCTGTGATTGCTGTTCCCATTGCCCACAAACCACGACCTGGAGGTAAGAATTTCATATTAAAAATTCTTTCGTACATTTCTTGTGCAGACTTTTGACCTTGCCAAGGATTCCAACCTAATTGATGTGATTCAATATGATGTTTTTGCATAGAGTATGTTCCCTCTACGACTCGTTGTACTGTTTCCCACCATCTTTCATTTTTACCGTCAGCTTTAATACGAGAATATGTTCTCATATAAACTAATTCACCTAATCCATTAAAACCAAAGGGTGGTTTTTTTCTTTTGTATTTATCAATAAACTTTTCGGATAACTTAAATTTTTCCATTAACCTGAACTCCTTGTAATCTTATTCCCGTAACAAACATAAATATAATATATACTAAACTTAATTTAAGATTTATTCAAATCCTTCAATATTTTTTTCCATATCTTTATATTTGTTTGCCAATTCTTTTCTTAAAAACTCTTCGCTATTATTCATCTTACCTTGTACATTTTTTCCAAACTGACTACTACCTTCAAATATTTGAACTTGGCCAATATTTGTGTTTATTGTAGCTGGATACGTAACACCATCAATTCCAAATCTATTTTTTATTACGTGAAATCTACCTGTATTAGCAATCTTATCTTCTACTTTTCTACTCATACTCATAACAAAGTCAGCAGTCATAACTTTACTATAATCTTCTGCAACCTTATCAGCCCCAATTACATCTTCTTCGAGAGCTGAACGATTAGCTTGAGAAGCTGTCCATATTGGTATTTCTAATTCACCAGCTAACCCTCTTAAATCTTCATAGATAGTTCCTATAGCGTGTCTCTTCTCTCTAAAGTTTCCTGTAGGCATTAGTATATCAGCATAATCAACTATTACCATATCTGGTTTATCACCACTTATTTCAATCTGTTTTAAATGAGAACTGATTGTTTGTACACTAGCACCTTTAGTTGGAAAGTACTTGATTAGTAATTTACCTGGAAGTTTTGATAATTTAGCTTGTACATCGTCTTTATAATATTTTATATTAGCAGTAGTAACTCCTGTAAATATAGAGTCATATCGTAAACCGACATAATTTTCATTTAACTCTAAAGTGTAATGAATTATCGTTTTACCCTCTTTTAACGCTCCAGCACCTAATGCTTGTAATGTCCAAGATTTACCAATACCAGCAGGAGCAACAATCACTCCAAGTTCACCGTGACCTAAACCACCATCCATTATATCATTAACTACATCCCACGGTGTTTTAACTGTTACTCTGGCTGATTCTGCAAGTCGTGTTTCTAATGATACAATATAATCGTGTCCTAAATCTCGTGTAGTACCAGCTTTCATAGCCTCATCTATAATAGATTTTATACCATCATAATCGTGTCGTTCTAATAAATCAACAGATTCAAGTATAGCACCTTTTAATGTTTGATTTTTACAAAAGTCAAGTGTTTCTGATTGTACAAATTCTAAATCTGTAGCTTCTATGTTTTTCCAAACTTCTCTTAACTTATCTACTACACCCGATTTAAGTACATCATTGTCTATTTCATCTATCTTATATTTAATAACTTCAAGTGTAGGTTGTTTTTTATACTCATAATAATAATCTCGTACAGCTTTAACTAACCACTTATTAGAATCTGAATCAAACATAGATGGTTCTAATATATCACTAATAGTTTGTATAAACTTTACGTCACTTAGTAAAGCAGCAATAATTTTAGATTGAAAGGACGTTCCGAATTGTGTTAAAGTTTCACTCATATGTTTTTTCTGCGTAGTGATTTAACTGATTGAAATTGGTAAGTAACCAACTATCAAGATTTGGAAGTGCTGAATATAACTTATCTTCTAAAAACATTTTTTGAAATTGAAATTTGATTAACTTATTAATAGGTTGCCTGGTTCTATCAAGTATTTTTGTTTTTGTTGAGGCTGATATGTGTACGTCTGATAATTGCATTAGTTTGTAATTTAATTCTATAACATCTTTTGATTCTGGTAATTCAGTAATAATTTCATCTATATTAACTATACGGTTTTCTTTCAAAAACGGCAATTTTTTTTGTATAGTTTTTAAACCTAAGCCTTTTACACCTTTTATGTTATCTGATTTATCACCGTCTAATACTCTATACCAAATAAGATTATGAGATGATATACCAAATTCATCTAATACAGCCTGTTCATCGTATATTTTCTTTTTAGTAGGGCTCCATATTTTTATTCTACCATTAGCTAATTGAAGAAAATCTTTATCTGTAGACATAACTGTAATTTCAGATTCAGTAAGAACTTGTCTACATAAATATCCTATAGTATCGTCAGCTTCAATATTATCGTATGACATTACAGTTACAGGAAGATTATCTAAATACTCAACAATACGTTGCAATTGCATAATCATATTTTGTTTCTCATCTTCTGGAGAAGCGAAATCATATGAACGATTTACTCTATACTTTGTTTTTCTTTTTGCTTTATAGTCTGGATAAAGTTTACGACGGTGTTTAGACCCACCTTTACCATCAAATACTATGATGACACGAGTAGGTCTAAACATATTTATAGTGTAACCAATACTTCTTAGAAAACCTACTATTCCACCAACGTGAATACCATCATCGTTAGTAGTTGGTATAACTGAAAATACTCTTATGAAAGTATTTAAGCCATCTATTATCAGTACTTTATCGTTAGGTTTACCGTCATCTAAAGAGCCACCTTTTTTCTTTATCTCTTCGAATATAGAAAGATATTTTTCATTACTCACTATGTTCCTCTTCCACTACTACATCATCAATACCGAAATTCTTTTCATATTTAAGAATTACTTTATCACAAATTAAGTTGTAGCAGTGTTCTCTAAACTTCACATCTTTGAGTTGTTCACTCCAATCTTTAGATTGAAACTTAAGCTCTTTACCAACGTGATTATCCATGGTATACCACGCACCACCTTGTTTCACTAAGTTATGTTCTTTCATAACTTTTAACCAACTACCATCATCATCAATTCCTGATTCAAAGTAAAGTTCAAAATCAGCATGTCTCATAGGAGGTCCAAGTCTATTCTTAATGACTTGAGCTCTCATTTTCATACCAATATTGTTATTCTTTTTATCTTTAATTTGACCAAGATTTTTTAATCTGATACGTGTTGATGCGTGAAATGGTAATGCTTTACCACCACTCGTAGTCCACGGGTCTCCGAACATAACTCCGAGTTTTTGTCTGAGTTGATTTGTAAACACAAGAGCAATCTTTTGTCTACCAATCATTTGAGTAATCTTTCTCATAGCTTTTGATAGAATGATTGCTTTACTTGTAGCCCAACCATCTTTATCAAACTCAGCTTCTAACTCTACTTTAGTTGTTGCAGCTGCAAGTGAATCTACAAGAATGGTTACTAACCTATCTTTATCTGATTCTCTTACTTTAGCAACAATCTCTTCTATTGCTGAAAAGATATCTTCTACTGTTTCTAAATGTAGATATAACATATTGTTTACGTCTACACCAATAGACTCTAAAAACTCTTTACTAACTGCAGTTTCTGTATCAACGTATACAGCAACTCCACCCTTCTTTTGAGTTTCAGCTAACATATGAGCTCCAAGTAGAGATTTACCACTTGATTCTAACCCATTGATTTCTGTAATTCTACCTACAGCAATTCCACCGTTGGGTTTATTGGCAATTGCCAAATCCAACATAGAACTACCGGTTGAAATAAAATCTTTTATATCTGTAGGTGTAGTATCAGTACCATCTAAGAAATAAGCGACTTTCATATCTTTGAACTGCTTATTAATGGTATCAGCTAAAACACCAGCCAATTCGTCTCTTGTTGACATAGAATCTCCTATATTTATAGTGGGCAGTTAGGCGTACAATAACAGCCTTCTCAGTTCTTCAATCTGTAGACTGCCACCCACTATAGTTTGTTTATTTAGTTATTGAATAAGTCGTCAAACGTTGCTGTTGTATCTGATGTACTATTAGTATTTGCTACTACTGGTTTTTCTTTTTTAGGTGTTTCTTCTTTTTTAGTTTCAGTTGAACCACCATTAAGATAATCATTAAGAGCTTGAGTTAAATCATCATAAGAAAGTTCCTGATAGATTTCAGTAATATTCTTTTGTGATTCATTAATAGTATCTAATGCAGCTGCGTCTTCCGTAATCGGAGTTTGATTAGGTTTAACCCTAATTGATGTCGAAGGAAAATTCTTTCCTGTCTCTTCAGCTGTTTTGAACTCTACCGCTACATCACGACCACTTACTGAGTCTGTGATATCACCGTAGTCTGGGTCTGCGATTATAGAAAGAAGTTCTTGATAAACTGTTTTTCCAAATCCCCAAAACTTAACACCTTGATTCTCTTCACCACGTACTACGACTGGAGCAAAAGTTCTCATTTTCGCTTCTACTTTTCTACCAAGACGATAGTCTTCTTTAGAACCTGTTGATTTTAGTTTCTGTGCAAACTCTTCAATAGGGTCTGGTCTACCAAATGAAATCGGTGAAAGATAATTCTTTCCACCTAAATCATAATGAAAGTACAACTCAATAAAAGGATTGTCCTGATTAAATTTATAAGGAACAATTCTAAGTACTTGTGTACCTGGTTGTGGTTTCCAAAGATTTGATGTTCGAGTGTTTGTAGTCTGAAGTTGACTAAGACGATTTTTGATTGCGTTTAAATCCATTTTTATTCTCCATTATTTATTTGTTTAATTAGTATTTTTCAATCAAGTATAACCTTGATACATAAATAAGTATAATCAGATTTCTGAAAATACAATTTATTTTTCTGTTTTATCCCAAGTTGTTACGTCTACTATGGTATAAATTCTTGTTGGTATTTTATTGAGACCATTCTCATTTGTAAGCAATAGACAATTCTTATAATTTTCCCAATCTATAGGAAATCTTTTATCTAACTTACCATCGTTTAGTTCACGAATTAAATCATTCAGTGCATTTATAGTATAAAGTGTGTTTGTATTCTTTTTTCTGTGAAGTGAGATTGTGTCTTGAATACCTTGTACAAAATCTTCATCAAATTCTACGTTATACGTGCAGATTAATTGATGAGGGTCATTCTCATTTGAGAATACATAAATTTTATTGAATACGATATCATTACAAGCTATAATAATATCTATAGTCTCATTGAAATGATTTCGTTTAGTGAATGTACATAGTAGTTGTGTTTTCATATTATTTCATATCCTTTGGAATATCTGGTAACCCAAACGCTTTAGAAAATCCACCGTGAAAGGTAATTTTACCACCTTTATGGTGTAAATCACCATCCCATTGTCCAGCGTTTCCAGCAAATCTCCACGTAATGTCAAAAGTAAATGCTTTTATACCATTAACACTAACTTCAACATCGTATATATAATCTGCTGTTGCCATAACACCATCATCGTTAGTTTTTGCGTCATATTTAAAGGTATATTTTTTACCCCGTATACTTTCTTGTGATGGTATTAATGCAAACTTTTTCCCACCATCAGCTATATACAAATAATTTGTTTTGGGTTCGGCTCGTATTATATAAATTATAGCGTCTTCTAAGTTCTTAACTAATCCCGTATTTTTACTCTCAAAAAAATTATCTATTGCATTATTTAAAAGTTGACCTTTCATTTTTGAGTGAACTGCTTTAGCTGATTTATTCTCAGGGTGATGATATAGATGACTAAGTGCACTTCTTCCTTTTGTTGATATTACTGACGTATTTAGATAATCCATCCAAGTAGATTTAACTGTAAATGAACTATCGTCTAACGCTTTCTTATCACCCTCAGTATACTTACCAACCCCAACCTCTACATCTTTATAATTTGCAATCGTTGCAAGCTGGTAATATTGAAATGCCGTATCTATCTCACTTTTGTAACCTTGTTTGTACATATCCTTCAATAAACCCTTATCTAATTTTAATCCAAACAGTTTTTGTACTAATATTGGAATTGATAAACTACTAAATTGTCCTTTTTTATATTTTAATGAAACTGATACTATTTCACCACCTGAAAGTTTAATAACTACATCTGCAATCATCTTAGTTCCACCCGGTCCAGTTCCAAAAACTCTTGATACACTCGATGGTTTTAGATTATTTCTTTTTAAATATGTATGTGTTCTTTTAGCAAGAATGGTTGCATCGTTATATAATTGTATATCTTTTTTCGTAGGAAATGATTCCACTTTATCAAACTTTGTTAATGTTTCTATGTGTTTAGATTTATTATCTAACTTTAATTTTAACCTATTGATAACTTGTTTCAAACCACTTAAATCAGTTGCCTTACTAATATCACCACCAGCAAACGCTATAGCAAAAAATATCTCGTGTAAATCTTCTGTACGATTAGTTTTTACTTCTTTTAAAATATCTTTACCATTTTCTATATTATCTAAAAGTTCATATATAACTTCAAATGGCCATTTATACTCAATCAGTATTTCAGAAAGGTGATATAGGTGTGCAGATTTCTTTGGATTAGGTTGTCCATTATCTACACGATATGCCCATTCTTTTAATATTTCATTTAGATTTTTAATCATATAAACTTCTCTGTAATATCTTTCATTTCGTGATAATTTAATCCCCAACTTACTTTAACTGGATATTTATCATCTTGTTCTAATATCCTTTTGACTTTCTTTAGATAATCTAAACCATCTTCTATATTATAATCAAGTAAAAAACTATCATACGAGTAAAGTATTAATTTACTCTTGTAATCCTTTATTTCAGGTATTAACCTTGTTAACGCCCTCATATTATTTTCAGTTTCCATAAGTTGAATCGTGTAATTGAATAATTTATTAGCATTCATATCACCTAAATTTTTCTTATGTAATCGTCTATTATAAATATCTGAAACGATAAATTCTTTTGAATTATACTCCCTCCATAGCTCTTCAATATAATCATAAACTCTACTGAAATATGGATTCATTTGTACTACATCGTGAGGAATAAAACCATATAAATATTTAAATGATAATATTTTTGCTTCTTCATAATCAACACCATAAAACTCTGCCATATGTTCGTGTACTGAACCACTCGGAAACTCATAATCTATCTTATCTGCAATCAATCTCAAGTGATACGCATCAAAGTCCATCTCTACTAATACACCGTTTTTAAAACGACTTACGTATGGTTTTCTACTACCATCTTTTTTATTGAGAGCTGCAAAGTTAATACCACCAAATCTATTACTCGGTCTACCTGTAGATGTGTATATATTATATTCACTAAATACTGTATTTTCAATTGTATGTATACCGTTATTTTCTATGTAACTTAGGTTGTCTAAAACTTCATCATTGTATGACATATTGACGGATGAACTATGTTTTGCTATCACATCTTGAAGTATCTTAGCAATCTTACGAGATTTTTCTAAATGTTTCAATACTGGAATGATTGTATTTATACTATCTTTTTTGTAATACCTCATATTTAGAAAGTTATGAGAGTTTGTATCAGTTTCTTCTATTGTTATTGGAGTACCTTCATTCATATACTGCATTAGATTTACATCAATTACGTTAGTTAGTTCAATATAATGATTTAATTTTTTTCTATCATATGTATATTTTTTTGTATCTGAATCAAGATTTGGAATGTCTAAATGCAATGTTTCACTATGATTAAATGGTAGTATAAACTCCTTACCACTTAACAGTTTAACGTATAACAACGATAATGAGTCGTTCATCGGATGTTTATTATCATCGCATGATACTGGCACTATGATACAATCTTCTGATTTATAGCGTTTTATAAATCTTTTAAGTTGTGATTTTTTCTCTATTATTTCCAATGTGTTTTAGCCCATAATTTAGTTGTTTCAGGCTTATCTACAACCTCGATGTATCTTTTATCTAATACATCTATTTTCATAATATAACCTTTTATTTAGTAATAAGTATTAAGTTTTTTTCAAACGGTTTAATTTATTTTGCACATCATCTGGTGAATTTTTAGGTGGTACCCAAAGTTGTAATGGAAATACTGTTTTTGTTATATTTGGAAACTCTGATTGTATACTTCGTAGTGTTGCTGAATTATCTCTACTTACTTCTAATTTTTTACCTGATATTCTCCAGTCTAAAGGTGTATAATCATATAGATTATTTTGATTATTGAAATCATCTTCAGTTATTTCAAATACTTTAGCATTCACTTCATTTGTTTTTTTAGTAAAGTAACGTGTTATTGTGCCTATTCTATAGTCACTTTCAGAAGGATTTGCAGGTGCTGTTTTTGGATATATTTGTCTATTTAAAGTTTTTATGTCTGAATAATTTGAATATAATGTGTTATTCTTAACTCTTTTTATTATCTTAGAATTTGATGTATCAATTATACCCGTTAAATAAGTTTCTTTTTTATTTAAACCATAATATATTGAATATAATGTATTTGGTTTTACATAACCTCCAGTTTGTTCATAAGTAAACTCTTGAGGTTTTGTACGTGAACCTTGAATTGTTCTTTCAACACTTGTTTTTATATCTTGTATTTGTTGTTTAGTTAATATCATCTTCAGTCCTTACATTGTCTACTGAAGTTGTTTCAGTAATTCTAAAAGTGGGGTTGAAGGAAGGGGCTTGACCATCAAAAACTTTATTTGATGCTCTGTCACCATACACACTACCTTTAACTTCACTTTTACCTATTCTACTTTCAGCTTGTTCACCTACCGTTGGTAATATACTTTTTGTTGAGTTTAATTTATTTTCTACTAATTTCTTTATATCTAATTTTAAATCTGTAGCCTTGTTCAAAGCTCTCTCAGCTTTTGCAAAAGTAGTTCTCATAACACCAGTTAAATTTACTGACCACCCATCAGTTGCAACTTTGTGATTAACATCAAAAACTTGAAACATCACCTCTTCTTGGTATCTTGTTGGTAAATAAGTTGAGTGAAATGAATTACTTGGTAGTATACCACCTATACCGTCTATTTCTAACTCTAAATCAAAAGGTATTATTATTGGTTTATCAGTATCTGCTGAGTTATTACTTGTTGTTAATGATACTTGTGTGCTAATAAAATCGATAAACTTTTCTTTCATAACACCATCTTTATAAAATTTAGAATTATACAACTCAGTATAATTTTTATTTCCATATAATTTTAAAAACTCATCGTAATTCTCTTTGTATAAATAATCAGGAGTTGGATATGGTGTTGAGTTATCTAAGTTACTTTCTTTTTCTATAGCATCAAATATTTCTTTATCTCTATTAGCATAGATTTGTTCATCAATTGATTTTAATTTATCACTATAGCTTTCTTTTAGCTTTTCACTATTTTTATTTATAAATGTAATAATGTCATCAGTGCCACCATTAGGTGTTATTTGATTTTTGTTATCATCAACTGGATTAGAACCAATTTTTTCATAACCTTCTTGACCTAAACTAATACCTAAATTTTTAAAATTTTCTGAAATTGAACCTTGGTCACTAAACAAATGTGATATAGCTACAGCTGCCATATCAGTTGCTTCAGCTGGTACTTCACCATTAAAATTAGCAGCGTCATAACTAGCACCATACATTATTGAAAGTTTTACCGCATCTGGTATTTTTGTAGTAACATTTTGTCGTTTAACCATACTATTACTATTCCATACTGGAAAAAAGAACACACCATTGTTTTTTACTTCATTATTAACAAATGTACTTCGTGTACCTATATCTTTTTGTGAAGTATTATTAATTTTTTTATTTTTTTCAAATGTTACAGCAGTAACTTGTCTATCTACTATTTTAACTCTGTTAGTTTTACTTTCATCTTGTGTAAGTTCTAAGTCCCAAAATGGTATTTCTTGATTTAAATATGTAAACATATCCTCAATTGCTTCTCTTAAATTAATTGGTGACGTTGTGAACTCTGTATCTACATCAAAACATTTTTTTAATATATCAACTGGTATCAATATATTTCTAAAGTAACCATGTTTTCCATCATCAGTATCAAATTTATCAAAATATTCATTTGTTATTGATTCAAGTATTATATGTCTTTCAGAATCACCTATTTCTTTATTATCTATTTCTTCTTCTAAATCTGTAGTCTTTTTTTCAGGTGCAAACATTTTAAGTTTACCAGGTAAAATATAATGATTGATATTTACTGTCTCTAAGTTTTTATGATTTCGTATTCTTGTACTTTCAAGTTTACCTGTTTTTTTACCTTCATCATCACGTTTTTCTTCTTTAGATTGAAATTCTGATATACTAGGTTTATCTTTATTTTCAGGTACAATTGTTAAAAATTTAGATAGAATATTGTCTTCAAACCAACCCCAACGAACCCACGCTTTATTACCTAAAGTTTCACTTGACTGATAAATATAAGCGTTTGGTCTTGTGTAAAATGTACCACCTGTACTTTTAGATTTGTCTATTCTTGGCACTTTACCTCCTGTATAAACTATTTTACCGAATCTTTTTGGTATTACATTTGATGTTAGAACTGTTTTTTTTCCTTGTTTTTTGTATCTATTTTGACTTATATACTCTAATAAGTTTTGTATAAAATATTTTAGTGTAACACCGACATCAAAACTAATTAAATCTTCATCTGTTGCTTTATCTGATGTGATTTCTCTTAATTTTTGTCTGTCTACTTTTATTGTTGTGTTTTCAGTTTGTTTATTTGATGGTATATCACCTAATATAGATGTACCTACACTTATTATGATGGTTTGACAATCAAATGCACCATCTTCACGTGTGGTGTATTCAAAGTTTTTAACTATACCATACATAAAATCAAAATTACCCTCAGCCTCAAATACAAGTTCTTCATAATTTTCAAATACATCTTTTTTAATACCATCTTTATTCATTAATGTTGGTAATTTACTTAAACCATCATTACCATATACCCAACCCCACTCCAACATAACGTTTTTACCGTGTGCTAAAAAATAAGGTGTTAATCTTGTGATATCTTCAAAACTCCAACAAGTCCAAGAGATTGTTGCTTCTCTTAATGCTCTTACACCACCTTTAAACTGTACGTCAATTGATTTGACACCTGGCATTGGTCTTTTGAATTTATTTTCAGTATTAGTGTTATCGTCAAAAAAATCATAATCATCAGGTTTTTGTACTACACGAGGTCCGTATATTTCATCGTAACCTGCAGCTAATCGTTGTGAACCAGCTACACCAAACCCATCAGAATCAGTTGTACCGTACGTTAATTCACCACCCATTAATATAACTGGATTTTTTGAATCAGAAGTCATTCGTACAAATGGTGAACGTACTGAAAGTTGATTATGTGTTAACCCACCAACAGTTTCACCGGGTGTACCTCTATTCAAAAGATGCATCTTCTGAAATAATTTTTTTTGTATTCTTTTATCGATTGGTGTTAAATCAATCATAACTAATCACCATTGTTTAAATTATTAAACTTCTCTATTATGTTTGTTATGTTTGAAGGGATTCTTATAACTTCACCAGCATTCAAACCTGGTTTACCTTTTAGACCATTTGCTTTTGCGATAATCCACCATAAAGTATTGTCACCATAGTATTTATGTGCTAAACTATCTAATCTATCACCGATTATTACATTGATAAATCTATCTTCATTCTCAAGTGGTATTTCAGGGTAATATGTTGTACTGTATACTCTTATACCTGACTTATCTAATTTTTGTCTTGTTGTGGCGTATCTTTTCATTATAGTCCAACTTTACCTAAGATGTTATCAAGTGTTTCATCTACTAATTTATTAGGGTCAACACCTAAAAGACCTTCAACACCATTACCACCAATTAATGCAGTCTTATATTCTTCATCTTGTACCCAAGGTAGTTCATAATGTTTTTGTGTTGAGCTTGGTAATCTATCACCGATATAAACAAACGTACAACTTGCTTGAATGTATTTTGGTAGTTTTGCAAACGTTGTTTCCCAAGTACTACTATCCATCACAGTATATGTTAAACCTGATATGTAACCGGATGTGTTATCATACATCTGACCAAGTGTTAACTTACAAAAAGGAGCTACCATACCAGCACCACCTCCAGCTGCACCTTCCCAACTTGGATATGTTAATCCTGCAAGATAGTTCATTTTTTCCCATAATGTAAGTAGTTCTTCGTCTGATTTTGGATAAATATCAAAAGTAAAACTTATTTCACGAGTAGTACCTGTATAAACATAAACATTATCAGGTCTACCAATGTATCGTTCTGATGAGTACTCTGGTGTAAATGTATCTGTTATACCACTTAGTATTGCTCTAAATACAATACTTTTATCAGTATTTACATTATAAAATTTAAATGGTACAAAGTCTAACTCTTTATAACTTTTATCTTTATGTTCATCAGAACCGTATGGTATTAAATTAACTCTGTCTTTACCAACATCACTAAAAGCTATTGGGTCTATTTTTATACCAGTAAGTTTAGATAACTCACCATCTTGTTGAGTCATAACTTCATTAAAAGCGTCAACTTTCTTTTTTATTGCTACTGTGTTTTCTTTTAATTTTTTTGTGGTTCTTGCTATACCTTCACCTAACTTAGTACCACCAAATTTACTTTTAATACGACCACCTATATTAGAGGCGACGCCTGTGAGTGTTCTTACAAGTGTACCTTGTACTCTTGTTGCTAAATCATAAACTTGTTGAGAAATCATATCAGCAATTGTGTCTGTATATTCATCAAAAGGTAACGTTGGGTCAATACCATTGATATTGATTTTAGTGACACCAGGTAAACTGGCTAATGATAATGGATTATATTTTTTATTATTTTGAAATATTTTTGAAATATCTTTTGTGATGCCATATCTAACTTCAGCTATTTCAGAATTTTTATTACGTCTTTTTAGTAAAGTTTGTTTAGCTAAAAATCCAATACCTTGGGGTGTGATTAAAAACTTAGCTGTTCTCTCATATGCTCCAAGTGTGTTTCCAATATAATCACTTGGGTCTCTACCTAAAACAGCACCACCTATATCATCTATAAAAGAACCACCTAATTTAATAATACTTTCTATATTATTACCAAATTTAGTATTTCCTAAACTAAATGAATCGAATGTGCCCCATCTATCACCTATATCTCTAACGACAAAAGGTTGGTCAAAACCTGGTGTATTATTATTACGATAACTTGTATTATAAAAATAACCTAATCTACCTGAACCTTTTGCTTGTGCGTAATATTCTGCTAATGGGAATTTATTAGTTAATGATGATTCGTTATTATGTAATATTTCAATCGGTGATGGTGTCTTTTCAGAATCTACTATGGTATTCACATATGGTCGATGTATATTTGACTTCAGTGGATTAATT